AAGCAGGCGCCCCTGAAACGGCTGAGCCATCGCCGCGGCGTAAACGGCATCCGGCGAAATGCCCACCAGTGGATGAAGCGATAGAACATCGTCGGGGATCGCAAACTGGAACAGGCTCATCTGAAAACCGGCTTCGTGCTGAGCGAGTTGCTGCAGCTCATCAGATAGTCCCGCGTACATTGACTGCACAGCCTCACGATTGAGAGCTCTGACACTAACAAGCAGCGCTTCCAGTCGCGACACGGTAAAGCTTTCAGCATCCAGGCTATCCATCGCCACCAGTAATCTGGCTGTCAGTTCCGCATCGCTGTCATTCAGGATTTTTATCATCCTGTTTGCAACGCTGGTGCTGTATCGCGCTACCCATATCGCATGGGATATCGATTCATCCACTGGTGGGCATTTCGCCGGATGCCGTTTACGCCGCGGCGATGGCTCAGCCGTTTCAGGGGCGCCTGCTTTCGGAGTGGGCAGATAACCTTGAAGCTGACAGGATGGCTAGAATATCCAATACAGTGCGGCAGGGTTTTCTCCTGGGCGATACCCATGAGCAAATCGCCAGAAAGGTCCGGGGTCATGCTAACCGTGGCTATCAGGATGGCGCGCTGCAGATGAGCCGCACCAATGCTGGTAGTATCGCAAAAACGGCTGTAGGGCATCTTGCTTCGACGGGCAGGAAAACCTTTGCAGATGCGAACGATGACCTTTTGAAGGGTAAGCAGTGGTTATCCACTTTGGATAACCGTACATCAAAAGACTGCCGGATTCGCGACCACCTCAAGTACACACTTGATAACAAGCCGATCGGCCATAAGATGCCGTATCTGCAGGGCCCTGGGAAAATCCATTTCTGCTGTCGCAGCGTCGAAACCTACATCCTGAAATCGTCTGATGAGCTCGGTATTGCTGTAGGGCAAATATCCGATAGCTCACGTGCCAGCATGGACGGGCAGGTGTCTTCGGATACCGATTATCAGGGCTGGTTCTCGCGCCAGTCGTTCACGCGACAGTCCCAGATCGTTGGAGTAACCCGGGCCCGGCTGATTCGTGACGGCGGCATGTCGCCCGATGATTTCTACAACGACAAGGGCGAATGGCTGACTCTGGAGCAACTGCGTAACCTGGATGCTCAGGCGTTCAGCAACGCCAGACTTTAAAGCTATTTAAGTCTTCAATCAGGCTGCCTCCGGGCGGCCTTTTTTTATTGCCGTGATCCGGATGGTGAGCGGTGCAACGGTCGGATGACCCCGAAAAGGTAACCACATGAAACTGAAAACAGTCGAAGTTAACGGCAAAAGCTATGCAGAAGTCGATGCCAGCGGTTTACCCGTCTACGTCCACGATGACGGCCAGGAAGTTGGTTTTGATGCTGTGCAGGCCGTTGGGAAAATCTCCTCTCTGAATGGCGAGGCAAAATCTCATCGTGAAGCCAAAGAAGCAGCTGAAGCCAGTCTGGCTAAGTTTGCCAAAATCGGTGATCCGGCGAAGGCACTCGAAGCACTGGAGATGATGACTAAAATCGACCAGAAAAAACTGATCGATGCAGGCGCCGTTGATCAGGTTAAAGCGGATATCACCAAATCCTTCCAGGCGCAGCTTGATGAAGCTACACAGCGTGCGACGACCCTAGAAGGCCAGCTCTATCAGGAAATGATAGGCGGCCGGTTCTCTGGCTCGAAATTCATCGCAGATAAAGTGGCAATTCCGGCAGATATGCTTCAGGCGCGGTTCGGTCAGGCCTTCAAAGTCGAGGACGGCAAAGTCGTTGCCTATGATGGCTCTGGCAACAAAATTTATTCCCGCTCTAAACCGGGCGAGCTGGCAGCCTTTGATGAGGCGCTGGAGTTTCTGGTGGAGCAGTACCCACAGAAAGACCACATTCTGAAGGCCAGCGGCAACCAGGGCGGCGGCTCTCGCCAGTCTCAGCATTCACTCGGGCAGAAAACGATGAAACGCGATGCGTTTACCAGTTTGAGCCCGACAGATCAGCAATCAACTCTCAAAGACGGTATCACCATCGTCGATTAATTCTTTGCCAGCCGCCGGATGGCAGCTGGTGCCGGAGCTGGATAGCTCAACCAACCCTATATTTTAATCTCCAAGGAATCCATACACATGGCTAATACGCTTACCGGGTTGATCCCGACTATCTTCACGGCTCTGGATACCGTATCTCGCGAACAGGTCGGTTTTATCCCAGCTGTATCGCGCAATGCGAAAGCTGATGCTGCGGCGAAGGACCAGACTGTTACTGCGCCGGTTGCGCCACCGGCAACCACTGTTGATATTACCCCGGGGGCCACTGCGCCAAATGACGGCGACCAGACGATCGGTACCGTTGATGTCAAAATCACCAAATCCAAAATGGCCCCGGTCAAATGGAACGGTGAAGAACAACTAGCGCTGGGGCCCGCAGGGACATACAACACCATCCTGGCGGATCAGTTCAAGCAAGCGTTCCGTGCACTGGCAAATGAGATGGACTCGGATATCGCGGCTTTGTATTTCTCTTCCTCCCGCGCTGTCGGTACGGCTGGTACTGCTCCATTCGGGATTGCTGGCGATCTGTCTGATGCGGCAAATGCCCGTCAGGTATTGTCCGATAACGGCTCCCCGACTACCGATTTGCAGATGGTCCTTGGTTCCTCTGCGATTGCTAACCTCCGCGGTAAACAGTCAGTTCTGTTCAAAGTGAACGAATCTGGTACCGATGCGCTGCTGCGTGAGGGTATCGTGGGTCGTCTTGAGGGATTCAACATCCACGAATCTGCCCACGTCAAAAAACGTGTAGCATCGGCCGCTGCTGATTATCTGGTGAATGGCGCAAAATCTGAGGGTGACATCCTGATCGCGATTGATACCGGTACAGGCGCTTTCGCAGCAGGTGACATTGTGACGTTCGATGGGGACAGCAACAAATACCTCGTTGCTGCAGCTACTGCTACCACTATTACCCTGGCGGCACCGGGCTTGCGTCAGGCGCTGGCGGATAACTCCGCGATTACTACCGTAGGTGGATATACCGCAAACATGGCATTCGACCGTAACGCGTTCCTGCTGGCTGCGCGTACTCCGGCAATGCCGCAGGGCGGTGATACTGCGGATGACGTCATGAACGTTACTGACCCGGTGTCAGGCATCACTTATCAGGTGGCGCTGTACCGTCAATACCGTCAGGTGCGCTACGAAGTTGGTCTGTCCTGGGGCGTAGCGGCAGTGAAAACTGAGCATTCGGTTCTGCTGTTGGGTTAATTATCGGGGGCTTCGCCCCCTTTTTTTAGTGGAGGGCTTATGGCCGGATTAACCAAAGAGCAGCGTGCTGAACGTGCTGCAGCAAAACTTGCGACCGTGCAGGTTGACGCCAATACTCCTGCACAGCAGGAACAGCAGCTGGTGGCGATGATTACCGATTTCCCGGCATTCCCCGGCGCTCCTAATACCGCCAACGTTCACCCTGATGAAGTTGAGAACTGGAAGGCGCACGGCTGGAAAGAAATGGAGTGATGCATGATCAGTTTCATCACTGTTGAAGATGTCAATTCGATTCTCGGTGCCACTTGGGCGGATGAAAGCAAGAAAGCCAAATCTGTGCTGATGGCTAATACCTGGATGAATGGACTTAACCTGAAAATGCCGTGTGATAAGGCAACTCAAGAAACCATCATTCCTGACGATGTAAAACAGGCTGGCGCCTATGCGGCGCTGGCGGCGGCAAATGGTGGGCTGTATCAGCAGAAAACTGATTCTGGCGTGCTCCTCAGCAAGACGGTGGATGCCGACGATGTCAGCGTTTCGAAGACCTTCGCAGAACTCGCTACCAACAGCTCGGCATTGCTTGGTTCTGATCTGCAGCTGGCGCTTGCAATGCTGAAGCCATATGGCGTTAGTCAGTCTCAGGTGCGGCTGGTAAGGGGGTGATATGGGGATTCGTGACGAGTTGCAGACTGAAGTTGCCGCGGCATTTAATACCGACCTGCAGGATGCTGTTAAGGATTTCACTGGAACATACACCGTTCGAAGTGACTGGGACCCGGTTACGGAAACCGGCACTGAAACGCAGGTGACTTACTCAGGACGCGGAGTGCTGGCGCGCTATAAACTCCGCCGCATCGATGGCGTTAACATCCTTCATGGTGATGTGAAACTCACTGCCCTCGTTAATGAGGTAACCGACAAGCCTGCGGTTGAGCACATCATCACGGCACCTGACCCGATTACTGGCGTACTCCAGCGCTACGAGGTCATCACCGCTTCTGCCGACTCTGCTGGCGCTGCGTACTCCATTCAACTGCGCAGGGCGTGATATGGCTAAGGGCTGGAACATTGACCCGGCGGCATTCGCCGGCTTGGTGGAAGACGATGTGAGGTTACGGCAGAGAACTATCGCCATTCAGCTGCTGAATGAAATCGTTCAGCGATCGCCTGTAGGTAACCCGGAACTGTGGGCCATCAACGCCACTGCGGTGCAGTACAACAAAGCGGTAGGTGAATGGAACGAATCTCTTTATGCCGATCCTGCCAACCTGACAAAGACAGGCCGTCTCAGAAAGAAAGTCCGTGTTAACGATGGCATGGATATCCGGCGTCCGGCTGAGTATCGCGCAGGAACTTTCCGGGCGTCACACTTTGTCAGTATTGGAGAACCAGATCATTCAATACCATCAGAGCCTGACCCGCGGGGAACGATGACATTCCTCAACGGGAAAAATATCATCAATCAGGCGCCGGCCTACTCGGTGATTTACATTCAGTCAAACCTCCCTTACTCCGTACCTCTGGAGAATGGCCACTCTACGCAAGCGCCGACAGGCGTCTATGCCGTCTCATTTAATGGTGTGATTCAGGCCTACAAATGACCCTCACAGAAATAAGAAACGTTGTCATCAGACGAATGACGACGCAGACCGCTATTGCCCAAGATGCGGTGGACTACCCAAACGGTCCTGTATTCGATCCCAGCGGTCGAAAAATCTGGGCGCGTCTTACTGACATCCCCGGACAAGCAGGTGCTAACGAAATTGGAGCGGGGCCGACTGTCCACCGAACAGGGGTTCTCATCATCCAGCTTTTCGTCCCTGTTGGTTCAGGCACACTGCAGCTGACTCAGGCTGCCGACAAATTAACGCAACTCTTCGAGTTTCAGGACGACGGAGCGCTGAGTTATTTCGCCGTATCTGCCATCCCGGCAGGTGAAACCGATGGCTGGTCACAGCTCAATCTTCAAATCCCTTATCGCGCTCTGTAGCGCACAATCAACAGGAGGCTCCTGTGAGTTCAGGCGCAAAAGTAGTAACCGCGTTTATTCGCGAAACCACACCGGGAGAGACACCCTCTGCTGGTGTCTGGAACCTGTTACGCCGTTCGTCGTTCGGGCTGATGCCAACGCAGAACACCAACGATAACGATGAAATCGGCGGTGACCGTATGGCGCAGGGCGTTTCCCGTGGCACGATTGATGTCGGCGGTGATGTCGGCACCAAATTTCGCTGGAATCAGCATGATGATTTTCTGGCGAGCTGTTTCGGAGCGGATTGGCTCGATAATGTGCTGACGATGGGCAACAACCGCATTACTTTTTCAGTTTCTTCATACGCTGATGATGTAGGGATCGCGCAGATTGCCCGCGGTTGCCAGGTTGCCACTTTCCAGATTGAAATCCCGAATGATGGCGACATCACTGCGACCATTACCTTCGCCGGGCTAGACTGGGAAACCAAAGCCGACGATACCAGCTATTTCACTAACCCGGTGGATGGTGCTGGCGCGCTGCGCTATTCGTTTAAGGAAGTGACAGGCCTGAGTCTGAACGGGGTGGCGGGTGGTGCCGGCTTCTGTGTGGATACGTTTAATATCCAGTTTGATAACAACATGCAGACTCAGCGTTGTATCGGTACCGGCTCAGCATTTGCTGGCGCAAACATTCCGACGACCTTTACACCGTCAGGCCAGATCACGCTGTCATGGTCCAAGGCGGCCTGGGAGATTTATAAAAAAACCTTCACCGGCGAAACGGTGCCGTTTACCTTCACGCTGGAGAACGCCGAAGGCGCTTATACCTTCAGCTTCCCTGAAGTGCAGATTTCTGGCGACTGGCCGGACGCCGGGAATACTGACATCGTACAGGTTCAGCTCGATATCACCGCCGCCAATACGCCGCCATCCCTTACCCGCGCGCCAAAAGTACCGGCGACAGCAATCAGTGTTGCGCCAGCCACTTCAAATGGCGCTGTCGGCTCTACGGTGACATTAACCGCCACGCTTACGCCTGCTGATTCAACAGATATCGTCCAGTGGACGTCATCTGATCCTGCGATTGCCAGCGTAGTTTCTACCGGGCAAAAAACGGCGAAAGTGACCCGCAATGCAGCCGGGAACGCCACGATCACCGGGAAGGCTCGCACCTTTACAGCAACGTCTGAAATCACTGTGACCGCACCTTAATTTCCCTGACCCGTTCCGCAGAACATCGCGGTTCGGGCTTTTTATGGAGTCTGTATGCTGATTATTTCTTCTCAACTTGATCTGAGTGGCGAGCGTTGGTTTTTCCCTTTTAAAAAGCCTGATGGCCGTAAAAAGAAATACACACCGGAAGAAGAAGCACTGTTTAAACTCCGCCTGCTGGTGGCCAGCAGCGAGAATCCACAGTACCGCTCACGTAATGCGCTGGTGCGGCGCCATATCGACAAAATGGACGCGAGCTATCAGGTCGGTACCGACGCTTTCGATCTCGCCAGCGTGGGTGACATTGACTCAATTGATGACCTGCTCATCGATAACTGCGCGCGCTTCCTTTTGAAAGACTGGGAGGGAGTAGGTGAGCTGGTGGATGGTATTGAGAAGGCTGTAGCGTATACGCCAGAACTTGGCGTCGCGTTACTGAAGCAGAACCCCGCGTTGTATTGGCTGATTCTGGCAGAGGCTGCGAACATAGCTCAGGGTAAGGAGCAGCAGACTCAGGAAACCGTAAAAAAGCCCTAGAGGCGCAGGCGTGGCTAAAGGAGTTCGGGGGCGAAAGGGGAGATAAGGCTAAATGGCGTCGGGAGCAATTGAACCTTCCGCCGATTCCTGAGCCAGAAATTGATGCAGTAACAGGGGAGATCCTCAATGCCTATGCCATGATATCGCGCAGCAGGAAATATGCTGGCATGGCCGGAGTACCGCTCCCATTATCCCTGAATGATATTGAGCTATATCTGGCATCGCGCACGATCCTGATTGACCGCACCGAGTTTGACGCCGCAATCCTGGCGCTCGACGATGCGTGGCGTGATGAGTGGGCCGAAGAGCAGAAAAGACAAGAAAAAGTGAAGTAGTCATATCATTGTCTGCTCATATCCATGTGTTAGGATGTTTCCGATTGTAATCATAGGAAGCATAAAATGAAGAAACTAATGATGGTAATAGCTGGGATGTTTATTATTTCTGGATGCGCTACTAAGCAGTATCCGCAAGCTCCATCCGTTACGAGCGAAGAGTCTGCTGCGTTAGATTGCGCAGCAATTAAGCAGGAGATAGCTAAAACTCACAGTATTCAGAACGAAATCGAAACTACAGGTCAGTTTGATGGGCGTACCGTATTGGGAGCTTTGGGAGATTTCGGTATCGGTAATGGTATGGCCAAAAGTGAAGCGCGTAAAAAGGCGCAGGCACGTCTTCAGCAGCTTGAATCTCTTAAAACAGTTAAGTGTTCAGATAGCAAAGTCTCAGGTTAATTCTGGCTACCATTGTCTCTGTTTCAATAATCGCAACAATTATCATATATCGACAGTAATTGTTTATTAAAAATCTAACCTCGCCCCGGCGGGGTTTTTTATTGCCCGGAGATCGCTAAATGACAGAACAAACCTCCCGCCTTGCCATTGTTATTGATAGCTCTGGAGCAGAGAAACAGGCCGATAATCTCGCAACTGCACTGGTAAAAATGACTCAGGCTGGAGACCGTGCTGCTTCGAGCGCTGGCAAGGTGACAAAGGCTACGGACGAAGAAAAGCAGGCTCTATCTGAACTTCTCGATCGTATTGACCCGGTGAATGCTGCCCTGAATAAGTTGGACAAACAACAACAGGATTTGGCGAAGTTCAAATCGAAAGGGATGGTAGATACAGATACATTTGAGCTTTATTCAAAGCGAATTGAAGAGACTCGTAACAAATTAACCGGCTTTTGTGACGACTTGAAAAAAACTGGGCAGTCTGCTGCCCAGACAGCTTTTGCAATGCGCATGATTCCCGCTCAGATGACGGATATCGTAGTCGGACTTTCTACAGGCCAATCCCCTTTTATGGTGCTTATGCAGCAGGGTGGGCAGTTAAAAGATATGTTTGGCGGTATTGGGCCAGCTATTAAGGGAGTTGGTACCTATGTTATGGGGTTGGTTAACCCTTTTACGATTACTGCCGCAGCTGTTGGTGTTCTTGGTCTTGCTTACTATAAAGGCGCTCAAGAGCAGGACGAATTTTATAAATCCCTCGTATTAACTGGTAATCAGGTAGGGAAAACATCCGGTCAACTTGCTGATATGGCTGCTCGTGCAGGAGCTGTTGCTGATTCAACCACCGGGAAAGCCGCTTCAACGTTAAATCATTTAGTTTCATCTGGAAAAGTCGCAGGCGATTCACTGGAGCGTGTAACAACTGCAGTCATAAAAATCAGTGACGCGACAGGAATAGCCACTGAAAAACTTGTGAGTGACTTCAACGATATTGCAGCTGATCCGGTTGCGGCCATTACTAAACTAAACGACCAATACCATTTTTTAACTCTGGCAACCTACAACCAGATTAAGGCCTTGCAGGATGAAGGGAATCAGCAAGAGGCGGCACGCGTAGCGACCGATGCGTACGCCAATACCATGCAGCAGCGTGCAAATGATATTCATCATAATCTAGGCCTTCTTGAAAGCGCCTGGGACTCGTTGGGGAAAGCAGCTAAAGGTGCATGGGATGCGATGCTCAACATTGGGCGCGAGCAGACCCTACAAGACAAGTTAAGTACCTTAAATGAAAACATTGCCGAGGCGCAGAAAGGTCAGGCGGAAGGAGGTTTTTGGAACGGGTTAAATGCTCGGTTTAGTAACCTTCCGGAGATGCTCAAACAACGGGATGCTATTCAATCGCAAATTACAGCGGAAGATACGCTAAATGATATTTTGTCAGATCATGACAAAGCAGAACAAAAGCGCATTAAAACTCAGCAGGAAGCGGATCGAGTTAACCTTCAATACTTGAGCAATGCTGATAAGCGAAATAAAGCTATTAAGCAGCAGAGTGAGTTCTTGAAGGCTGGCGCTATCACGGCAGACCAGTACGCTAAAAATGTTTCTCGTATTAACGAGATGTATAAAGATCCAAAAGCACCAAAGATCGCGAAGACGCCTCAAGGAAAAGCCTACGCAGAGGACGCAGCAACTCGGCTTCTTGACCAGATACACCAGCAGACTGCCGCGATGCAGTCCCAGTTGGATGCCAGCGATAAACTTAATAGCGCTACGCAGGCACGGGTTAAGTTCGAACAGCAGATCGCTGACCTCAAATCTAAAACGCAACTAACCGCCGACCAGAAGTCGATTCTTTCCCGTTCTGACGAAATATTGCAGGCCTATAAGCAGCAGGAGGCTTTGCAGAGTTCAGTTAAAACGCTGGATGACTACCGGAAAATGCAGGAGCAAATTGCACCAAAGGAATTGCGCCAAAATGAGACGTTGCAAAAACGCCTCGAAATTCTTCAGAAGATGGTTGAGCTGAAGAAACTGACGCCGGAGGCTGCAGGGAAGCAGGCGAGCGACCTGATTGGTAAATCAGTGCTGCCTGATTCCGTTATATCAGGTGTGAACAAGGCCGGTGGTACGCTGACGTCTGGAGCAACCAATAGTGACCTGTCAGGGCAGGGATTGAACATGATAGGGCTGCAAATAGATCCGCAGCTTGAGGTTATCGAAAAGCTGAAGCAAGCCCAGACTGATTATGCTTCCTGGCTGAACCAGCAGCAGCAGGCGATCACACAAAGTACTTTACTGAATGAGCAGCAGAAGCAGCAGCAATTGCTGGCTCTCCAACAGCAAGGACAGCAGAACCAGCAAGCACTAAGCACCGCAGTTTATGCCGCACAGATGCAATCAGCGCAAAATTCTTTCTCCAGTATCACCGATTCGATGGGGGCGATGTTCGGCGAGCAATCTGTAATGTATAAAGCGGCATTTGTTACGCAAAAAGCTTTTGCGCTTGCTCAGGCGGCTGTTCAATTGCCAATGGCAATGGCGCAGGCGCTTTCAAGCCAGCCATTCCCATACAACTTAGCAGCAATGGCTACTGTTGCAGGCCTCATGGCTACAATAACGTCCAGCATCTCCAGTGCTGCCGCCGTCGGCTTTGCTTCTGGTGGATATACTGGCTCAGGCGGAAAGTATCAGCCAGCGGGTATTGTTCATAAAGGGGAGTACGTTTTCGACCAGGAGTCTACAAATCGAATCGGCGTGTCACAACTTGAGGCGTTACGGAACGGCAAGCCACTTGATGCCACATTGGGGCGTTCGGGGTTTGGGACTGGCGTTCAGAACGTTAGCAACAGCCAGCAAACGACCATCATCCGCCCCACAGTCACGGTTCCTCCAATAACCATCAATGGAAATCCTTCTGACGCGACTGTGCTGCTTGTACAGCAGGCTACTCGTGAAGGAGCAAAACAAGGTTACCAGCAGGTTGCTAACGATCTGGCAAAAGGGGTTGGCCAAGTGCACAAGGCATTAACTGGGGGGTATAACACTGGACGGAGAACAGGGTAATGGCTGAAATATTTTATCCGCATGACTATCTCCCTATGCCTTTACAAGAAGGCTATGGATTCCAGCCAGTCAGCCCTTTGAAACGAACTCAACTCACCACAGGCCGGGCGAGACAACGCAGGGCGTATACCTCGACTCCCACGGAAGCGACTGTATCCTGGTTTATGGAGAGCGATGTTCAGGGGCTAACGTTTGAATCGTGGTACCGCGATGCGCTCTCTGATGGTGCGGCCTGGTTCATGATGAAGTTGCAAACCCCCGCAGGCATAAAATTCTACAAATGTCGTTTTACGGATATCTACCAGGGGCCAGTGCTGGTGGCTCCCATCTACTGGCGGTATTCGGCGACGCTGGAGTTATGGGAGCGTCCACTATTGCCTCCGCCGTGGGGTAACTACCCCGGGTGGATAGCAGGTAGTTCACTGCTTGATATCGCATTAAACAGGGAGTGGCCAAAGCATGACGGTGCTTAACCGGCTTTATGCCAGCAGCGGATCGGAAGTCATCATTGAAACGCTGCAAATCAATATCGGTTCGACGGTGCATTATTTCTGCCAAGGCTACGACGATATTACAGCGACGACCGAAAATGGCTCTGTTATAACCTTTTCAGCCGCAGCTATCGATATCGCCATCCCGGCCAGAAACAGCGACGGTACACAGGATTTGCAGTTCGCTATCAGCAACATAAACGGAGAGGTGAGTACGGCTATTCGTGATGCGCTGGCCAGCCTGACAAACGCCTCTCTGACTTACAGGCAATATGTCTCTACAGATTTGAATGCCCCGGCTTCTATGCCGTATACGCTAGCTATCAAATCGGGCTCCTGGACGGCGCTGCAGGCGCAAATTACCGCGGGCTATATGAACGTTCTCGATACCGCCTGGCCGAGATTCCGTTACACCCTTAATGAGTATCCCGGCCTGCGTTACATGAGTTGAGGTTTCCCCATGTTTGAACCTGATAAATACCTTTCGGTCACCTGGCTGAAGGGCGGTCGCTCTTTTCCCAAACTCGACTGTTTTGGCATCGTGAATGAGATACGCCGAGATCTTGGGCTACCTGAATGGCCTGACTTTGCAGGTGTGACCAAAGACGGCGGCGGCCTTGATAAAGAAGCCAGAAAAATGATGTTGCAGCTTGAGCGTTGTGAGCCCTGCGTCGGCGCTGGCGTGGCGTGTTATTCGGGAACAATGGTCACCCATGTGGGGATTGTTGTTGAGCTGAACGGGTTGCTGCAGGTAGCGGAATGTAACCCCGGCTCGAACGTTTCTTTTATGCCGGTCTGGAAATTTAAACGGCGATTTATCAAGGTGGAATTCTGGCGATGACGATCTGTATTTATCCCTCCCGGTTACCTGGCGGACCACTGGAAACCCATCAGCACGCACGGACGACTCTGCATGAGTGGATGCAGAGGAATGTCGAAAATTATGATCCCGGAATGCCGCAGCCAATAAGCGTTGAAATTGATGGCGTGCCCGTCGAATCAGAGGAATGGCCGCGGTGCGAACTGGTACCAGATACTGACGTAAAGATTTACCCCGTTCCTTACGCAGCAGGCTTTGCTATAGCGGCTCTAGTCGTAGCGGTAGCAGCTGCGGCATATTCTATCTACATGATGAATAACCTCGACTCAGGAGGATATGGTTCATCAACAGGGAAATCCTTGGATTTAAATCCGGCAAAATCTAATACGGCCAAATTGGGCGATCCTATTCGGGAATTATTCGGGCGTGCGCGGGTTTATCCGGATTATGTTGTTCAGCCGGTCAGTCGTTTTAACCCTGATGACCCAACCAGAATGACAATAGAGATGTTGGTCTGCGTGAGTCGTGGAAATGTGGCATTTGCCAACGGCGATATCAGGATTGGTTCGACGCCTATTTCCGCCCTGGGTGATTCATTCTCCTGGACACTGTATCCGCCGGGAGCAAATGTTTCAGGTGATCGCCGCAGTGAAAACTGGTTCAATTCTACCGAGGTGGGCGGAACGTCCAGCGGCAGCGGACTTGATATGGCGCAGACGGCGCCGGATTCATCCGATATTACCGCCGACAGCATGACCGTTTCAGGATCGTCAGTTTCGTTCACCGGGCTGAGTGATGATGATGGCGATGATTCTCTGCCTGAGTCCTGGGTGGAAGGTGCGCTGGTGACTATCATCGCGCCGACCAACTACCTGATCTCTTCTTCATCGGGTTACAGCGTCCTGTTCAGTGACACGCTGACTGAGATTAACCCCTTTGCCGGCATGCCCGTTGCGCTGGAAATTAACGGGGCGGAATATGATCTCTTTATCGCGACGTTCACGCCCAAACAGGATGCTGTTCCGGGTGTGGGGGGATCGGCTGCTTCTTTGCGTGCAAGTGCAGCACCAACAACCTATGATTTTTCGACTAACAGCCAGACGTTTAACCTGACCTGGCTGGCGACAACTTATACCGTTTCGCTTATCGCCAACTACGGCAATATGTCTGGCCTGCTGGCGGCAATCAATGAAGCGATCGCCGGGTCTAATCTGGTAGCGCAGGATGATGGCGGGGTTGTTCGCATCGTTGAGAAGTCCAGTCCGTGGCTGGGCGGCAGTATTATCGCCTCATCACTCCCGGCTTCTGTGTTCGGGGATAACCCGACGTTTACAGATGGAACCGTATCCAGCGGCGGCAGCCCGGCGATCACCGCCAATGTCACCCTTGCGTATGGCTGCGGCACCGGCGCGGCATTCTCCGGCATTCCTGAGGGTACACAGCGATTATCACTTTCGCACCGCGGTAATGAATACCGTATCGCATCCACTGACGGTACGACCGCAACGGTTCAGCGTATGGTGAATGGCACCATTGATGCAACCTGGCCTGGCTTTTCACCCAGGACAATGATCGATTACCAGGCGACAGGGATTAACGACAGTAATACGTGGATGGGGCCATTTCTGGCTTGTCCTGATAATGAGGTAGTTGATGCCTTTGAGGTCAACGTTTCTTTCCCTGGTGGGTTATGTGGATTTGATAACAAAGGGAAAAAACGCGTCCGTCATACCGGGGTGGATATTCAGTACCGAACCTATGGAAGTGGCGGCGGCTGGCAGACCGCATCATTCCAGTATGAAAACAAAAACGTTAATGCCCTCGGTTATACGCACAGAATCACGCTAAGCACTCCTGCGCTGGTTGAAGTCCGGATGCGCCGCCAGAATGAGCAGGGCAGCAATAATGCGCGTGACTCGATGTACTGGCAGTCGTTGCGTGGCCGTTTGCTTAACCGTCCAGCCTCTTACGCAGGTGTTTCGCTAATGGGTGTGACGGTCGAGACTGGGGGCAAACTGGCGGCGCAGTCCGATCGGCGCGTAAACGTTGTGGCCACGCGAATTTATGATAATGGCGCTCCGCGGCGTATCTC